CGCGCGCTGCTCGTCGGTCATTCGCACGCCGCCGTCGTATTCGGGAATCGCGAGCGCACCGCCGAACTTGTGCGCGAACGGATCAACTTGTCGGCTCGCGTACCGCGCTTCGGTAAACACCTTCGCGCTGCGCCTGCGAGCCTCCTCCTCCTTGCGCCGCCGCTCGAGCTCCTGTGCTGCGCGCTCGGCTTCCTTGCTCTCGCGCTCAGCCTGCGCGTATGCGCGCTCGAGTGCCATGCCTTGATCGGACAGCTCCTGCATCCTCTCCTGCCACCGCTCAGGCAGCGGGTTCTCGCCCATCAACACCTCGACCGGGCTGCACAGCTTGTGCGTCGTGCCGACCATGCCGACGAAATCGATCACGAGCAGGTTCTCTTTGCCCTCGTGCTTGCGCGTGCCGCGGCCGATGCACTGGGTCATCAACGCACGCGACTTCGTCGGGCGCGCAAGCGCCACGCAGCTGGTGTGCGGAGCATCAAAACCTTCGGTGAGAACAGCGCAATTCACAAGGAATTGAATCTCTCCCGCCTTGTATTCTTCGATGATTTGATGGCGCACTTCGCTACCCGTCTCGCCGTGCACGACCGCGGCCTTCGCTTTCGTGTATGCGGCCAGCACGTCGACCAGCGCCTTGGCCGTTGCAACCGTGGGCGTGAACACGATCGTCGGGCGTGATCCGGCTTCGCGCACAAGCGGCCCAGCCATTTCGTGCAACACGCGGTCGTTGTTCATCGCTTGCTCAAGGTCGGAGGCAGTCAGGTCGCCGTTGCGCGAGCGGACGCGCGTAATGTCGAGATGTTCGACGGCGATCTGCTGCGCGATGATGCTCGTCAGATGCCCGCGCTGAATGCCCTCGTAAATGTCCATCCGATACGCGCAACTATCGAACAGCTCTCCGAGTCCGACCTTGTCGAGACGGTCAGGCGTCGCCGTTACGCCGAGCACCTGTGCCGCGTGAAAGTAGTCGAGGATCTTGCGGTAGGTCGCGCTCGTCGCGTGATGCGCTTCGTCCACGATGATGGTCGTGAAATCCCACGGATTGAAGCGCTTAAGCCGCTTTGGCATCGACAGCGTCTGCACGCTCGCGACGACGAACGGCTGCGGCATCAGCGACGACGTGTGCTGCCCTGCCATCTCGATGCCGACCTGCGCGTCTGGAATCTGTTTCCGCAGACGTAGCGTGGCCTGCGTGACCAACTCCTCGCGATGCGCAAGAACGAGGACGCGCCCACCGTAACGCGCCTGTCGACGCTTCGCCCATTCGCAGAAAACAACGGTTTTCCCAAGACCTGTGGCGAGCACGATCAGCGTGGACCGCAGCCCCTTCTCGCCGTGCTCACGCTCGATAGCGGCGACTGCTTCGAGTTGATAATCACGCAGCTTGTCGGTCATCGCGCACCTCGCTTGCCAATGCGCGCGCTGGCAGCATCCACGCGCCGCTCAAAGTCCTCCGGGCACAGCCAGCCCGACGCGCCGCAGTAATTGCAATAGCTAGGATGCTCGCCGCCCGTGCCGTCGCACTCAGGGCACACGACCCACGGGCGCAGCCTCTCAAGCGCAATCTCGGCCTGCTTGAGCGCGCGCCCCAGCGACCAGCCGTCGAGGTCGCCATGGCGCACCAGCGCGCCGTCAGTGATGGTCTTCGACGCGCGAGTGAGGGCCGCCCGGTGCTGGCCGCCCTGATTCTTTGCGGCGACGATGGTCGCGGACGTCAACTCGTATTGCCGCGTCAACAGCGTCCACTTGTGCACGAGACACCGCGGCACCTCGCGCCCCTGATGGTCGCAGAGCACCGCGGGCTTCTCGACCTTCGCGGGCTCAGCGGCGACGTCGTCCTCGAACTCGGCGTCGTAGCCGTCGAAGCCCTCGTCGTCGGGCTCCTCGTCGGCCACCGGCTGGACAGGCGAAATCGGCTTCGCGGGTGGCTGCGCGTCCTCGATTGCCTTGTCTTTCCGCGCCTTTGCAACCGGCGAATAGCCCGCGGCGACGTTGCCCTTTTGTGTGAGCTTCTTACCAGAATCCGACTCAATCTTGGAAGTGGGAGAAAATCCCACTTCCAGATTTTCCATGTTTGGCGCCGCGGCCTCGCGGCGAACCGCTGCGACAAGATGGTTCGCGACTCCGCAATAGGCAGCGATAGCCCGGTCGCTCATTCCCTTCGACCGAGGATGATTGAGTGCGGCACGCACCGCTGCTCGCTTGTCGGCGTTGGTGCGCGCCAGCCCGCGGTTAGCGGCGCACGCGAGCCATTGCGCCTGCTCCAGCGTGCCCTCGCGGATATCCGCGTCGATGGTGCGCTGGTTGCGGCGCATCGCGACGGCGTGCCGGTGGAAGCCGTCGACCAGCCACAACGACGTCCCGTCGTCCATGACCGTAATCGGAGGGAACTTCGCGCCCGCTTCAATCGCCTCAAAGTATTCGTCCAGCGTGGCCTTGTCATACAACGCCTCGCGGCGCTGCGTCCCGCCGTCAAGCCGGATGCGCGTGATGTCGACCGTCACAGCAGCCATCAGGCACCCGCCTTTCGAGCTGCCATCACGGCCGTGCGGCGCAGCCACGCAGACGGCGTCAGGTGCTCGGCGGCAGCTGCGCGTCGAAGCGCGTCGCGCTCGTCGTCGTTGAGCCGCACGTTGAAGTTGTGCAGCCGTGGATTTTCCACAAGCCGCGCGTCAATTTCTGGGTTACGTCTACGGGGCATTGTCACTCCTGTTGGCGGTGAATGGCCCTCGTGCGTCGGTAGCGCACGGGGGCCTGTTGTTGCGCACGTTGTACCAACGCGTGCAATCGTCTCAATTACATAGAAGGGCGCGCGCGTCAAGCGGCAATCGATAAAAAGCGAACCAGCAGCTAACGCCCTACGTCGCGGATAGGGAGGCGCGACGGCGTCGAGCTGCTGGTCCGCGACGTGATTACGCCGCGCACGTCATAAGGTCAATGTCACGGGGTCATTTCTGCGAATTGTGACCCCGGATAATCACGGCAGCCGCCAGAACGCGTTAGCCGTCGGCCCGCAGTCCACGCGCCGCCAGCCAAGCCGCAGCGCGCGCGCGAGGTCGTCGCCGCTCGCAGCGCCCCAGTGCTCCGCGTCGCAGCGGCCCGGCCCTCCGCGCTGGACGGCGACGAGGGCGCGAGCGTAGAGGCGTTGCAGGCGCGGCGTGCCGCCTGCTGGTAGCGCGCGGATGCGGGTCTGTCGCAGCGATGGGCGCGACGCGCGGTGCACGGCGCAGTAGCGGCGCGCCATCGTCGCGACGCTCATGCCGCCTCGAGCCGCGCGCCGCTCGAGCACGTCGAGGATGGCGGGCCAGTCCTCCGCGCGCGACGACTCAGCGACGAGACAGCGCGCGATGTCGGCGGCATCGTGGGATGCAGCCGCGGGCGGGTCTTGCGCTTCCGCGACGTTGCAGGCCGAGCAGCTGCCGAAGCCGATGACGGCGAGCAGCGCGCCGAGCACGATGTCATCGAGGATGCGGGTCATAGATCCTCCGTAAGACACGGACCCACTGTGAACCAAGAGGCTCGATCATCGCGTGGATGCATATAAGTCATCATCAGTCCAGTTGTATAACCGTGGAAACGGCCAGCGGAAACTCCCATTCGAAGGCGTTTGGTAGACTCTCGAACTTCGGCGCACGTCAAGCCTGTTCGCCGCGCAATCGCGCGCACCGACGACTCGATATGCCGTGGGTCGGGTTTTTTGAGACGAAGGTTGCGGCGGTAAAGCCGTATCAAATCGTCTGCGACTTGGCGGTCATTTCCTTGCACAGCTGCGCGAACCGCCGCGTACAATTTCTCCCAACGGGGATCTGGTTTGCTATTCACGCATCACCTCCACGCCCGGTAATGCGCGGGCCTTGCTCCGCGTCGCGTCGAGCACGCCATGACGGCAGCGAGATATCGTCGTCCGCGCGCGTCGAGAGCAGCGCGGCGATGGCGGCATCGCGTAGCGCGCCGACGACGAGACGGGCAGCGAGACGCGCCTCGCGGACATGGGCAACGGCGAGGTCGAGCAGCAGCGAGCGGCGGCGTGACGGGCTCACGGCGACTCCTCGAGCACGACGCGCGACTCACCGGCGATGTCGGCCAGCTCCTCGACGTGCGGCTCCTCGAGGCGAGCCAGCGCGGCGCGGATGCGGTCGAGCGTGTCGAGGCGCGACTCGACAAGCGCGGGCTGCTCGAGCACGGGCTCCTCGACGGGCACGGCCTCAACGCGCGGCGTGCGCTTGTGTGGCGGCACGGCGACGACCTCCGCGGGCACCTTGCGTGGGCGTCCTCGAGGACGGCGCGGCGGCTCCTCGAGCTGCGGCAGCGCGACGGGCGGGCAGCCTTTGCGCGAACCATCGCACTCGTTCACGCGGCGACCACACGCGCAGAACCGCTCGTCACTGGCCTCGACGGGCGGCGGCGTGGCGACAACCTCCGCAGGCGCCTTGCGCGGCCTGCCGCGCTTGCGCTTGACGGGCTCGTCGCTGGCGACCTCGACGGGCGGCGATGCGACGACCTTGCGCAGGCGCTGCGGCGGCAGCTGCGGGCCACCGACGCGCTGCTGCTCGATGAGCGTGACGACGTAGCGCGACACGGACTCGTCGGCGGCAGCGGCGAGGCCGCGGAGGAGGTCGTGCGTCGCAACAGGCAGGCGCACGAAAAGGGCGGGAAGCTGAACGGACGGGGGTTTTCGCATGGGGCGACGGGTAGCACGACTGTCTAGATAGGCGCAAGGAAATTGCGCGGCGGCATCGCGCACGAAAATAAATCGCACGACACGCGAAATAATTGTTGACGCCTGTCTAGACAGGCCGTAGATATAGGGAGTCAGCGGCGCACGGGGCGACGCGGCACACAGAGAGTGAAGACGCCATGCAGACCATCACCACCGCCGTCCTCTTTACCCGCAACGGCAACGAAAATGCCAGCACGTCCACGCAGCCGCTGGCGCGCTGGGCCGGTCAGAGGGGCCTCAACGAGACGGGCACCTTCTGCCTTGGCTACGACAACGATATGCAGGTCGTCTGCAAGCTGTACGAGGTTCGCGAGGTCACGCTGCCCGCGTGGCTCGACGCGGACGAGTGGGCGGTGCAGTCCACGAGCTGGGCGTACGTGTGGGGCGCGGGCGTGTCGATGGAGTGGTCGGAGTCGTGGCAGCGCGGGCTGAAGGATTGCGACTTCCGCACGCGATTCCTCGTGTCGAAGCTGTTGAGCGTGAAGACGTTCCGCTCGGAGTTCCGCCGCTCGCTCCGCGATCAGGTCGTGGCGTGGCTTGAGACGCCGGCCGCTGAGCGCCGCACCACGAGCCCGCTCTCGCACAAGCAGCTGAATTGCCTTGAGCACAACGCGTTCGAGGTCGAGCGGGCACGCCAGCGCGTCTACGCCGACCGTCGGCAGATCGGTCGGCTGCTGACGGTCGAAGAGGCGCAGGCCATGGTGGAGGCGGCGCGCGCCGCGTGACGGTCGCCGAGGGCGCGCAATAAAATGCGCGCCCCTCGAAATGATTGTTGACGCTGTATAGCGTTGGGCGTATGTATCGGGAGTCGACGGCGAGGGGCCGCCGACACACAGAGAGTGAGGACACCATGACCAGCTACCAGATCAACGCGCGCGACACCGGCCACTGTCTCGGCATTTACGAGGGCGCGACCGACGCCGACGCCGTCGAGGCCATGCACGTCGAGGCGGGCTACGCGGGCAGCGGCGAGGCTGCTGCTGCGCTCGAGACGACCGTCGAGGCTCTGCGCGCGCAGCTCGACGTGCGCGCGGTCCGCATCGCCACGGACGACGACGTCGCGCACGTCGTGGACATGATGCTGGCGCGAGACTGCTCCGCGCTTCTCGCGACGTATCGTCTGGTTCGCGAAGAAACTGTCTGCCGCGACCTGCTTGAGCATTCGACCGAGGCCGGATACACGTCGTGCGACTGGTCCGACCGCGCCATCAGCGACGAACTCGCAGGCCGCGGGCTTGCCACCGACCTCGACAGCATCGACCGCGTCCGTGACGCGTACGTCGCGCAGCTCGTCGCCGACGCCGCCAGCGAGGCCGACGTCGAAGCGATGATCGCGGATCTCGAGGTGGCGTCGTGATCCGCGCGGTCGAGCTGCTGCCCGAGAACTTCGGGACGTCCCTCCGCGACGCGTACGGTGGCTGCGATGCGGCGGTCGCGGCAGCGCGCGAGGCGTGGCGCATCGATGGGGACGACCGCGCGTACATGGGCGCGGTGTACGCGGCCTGCGACGCGGCACGGCGTACCCTCGAGGACGCGTGCAGCGACCCGGTCGACAGCAGCCGCGGGATGGGCATCGTCGCGACGGCCATCGCCGCGCCCTACTCGCTCGAGCGCTACATCCGCGCGGCGCGCGACGAGGTCTTCGCCGCAATGCGGCTCCGCGCTCGCGCAGCCGTCGGCGTCGAGGTCTGCGAGCGCATTGACGCCGTTCATGCGGAGACGCAGCAGCGCATCGACGCGGCGCGTGATGCGTATCGCGTCGGCGGCACGCAGCGCGATTACCTTGACGCCATCCGCTTCGAGACGCGCGAGGCGCAGCGCGAGCTCGACGCCATCCTCGCGGACCTCGGTGACGGCGTTTGGCCCGCTGCTGACCAGCCGCGCCTCGACGCGTACGGGTATCGCGCCACCGAAGATCAGCACGAGCGGCGCATGGCGCGACGCGCTACCGCCGCGCAATAGGCCGAAACCGGGCGCTCTACGCGAGCGCTCGGTCGCGACGTGACGCGTCGCCTGACGAGGCCGTTAGCACCACCAGCGAGGACACCATGACCACCACGAACACGACGATGACGACGATGATGGAGAGCACGATGGGCGACATGGGACTGCGGTCGATCCGCGCGTACCGCTGCGGCGCGAGCGCCACGCCCGAGGTGGCGTGGATCGTGGACGTCGTCACCGAGACGTCGATCACGGGCAGCGGCACGGGCCCGACCTTCGAGGCGGCGTTGGCCTCCGCGGTCGAGAGCACCCGCCAGTCCGCGGGCCAGATCTTCTACATTGTGCAGCGCGACGGGGCGCTGTGATGCGCGCGCCGGGTAACCCGCACGGCGGGCTCGTCGCCGCCCTCGTCGCGGTCTGCGAGGGCTGCGCGTGCCCCGCGTGCCGCCAGCTGCGCCGCCGCATCGCTGCGGCTGGGAGGCCGTCGTGATGGCGCGCTATTGGGTGCGCGTGCGCGCGGAGTACGTCGTCGGCGTGCTCGCGACGTCGCGCGAGGATGCGTTGCAGCTGGACGAGGGCGACCTCGTCGATGAACTGACGCCCGAGGCGTTGTACAGCTGCGAGATCATCGGCGCGGTGCCCGACTCCGAGCGGCACGCGTGGCCGACGGCTGCCGCGGCCCTCGACGTCGAGGAGGTCGGCATCGCCGCGCGTGATGACGAGGACCTGAGCGCCGCCATGCTCGAGGTGGGCGAGCGTATTCGCGCGCAGTTCCGCGGCGTCAGCATGAGCAGCGACGAGTTGCGGTCGCTGGTGAGTCGTGCTATCGCGGCGATGAGCCAGCAGGTCGCGGAGTCGGTATTAGGGGCCGACGCCGATGATCGATGGGCACGCCTGCCGCGACTGGCAGAGCGCATTCGATTGAGCGCTGACGTCAGCGCTCGCGCATACGTGAAATGGAGGACGCAATCATGAGTGAAATCAAAGTCGCTGGTCTGGATATGGTGTCGTCGTTGGCTGACGTGCTGCGGCTCGCAGAGACGCTTGCCGCGGCAAAGGGCGGGTTCATCCCCGATCATTTCCGCACTCCCGCGCAGGTAGCCGCCGTCATCCTCGCCGGGCGCGAGCTGGGCGTCGGCCCGATGGCGTCGCTGCGGTCGTTCTACTTGGTGAACGGCAAGCTCGGCATGGACGCCAGCTTCGTGAGCGGCCGGATGCTCGCGCACGGCATCGGCCTCGAGTGGCTGCGCGACGACGACGAGTGCGCCAGCGTGCGTCTGACGCGTCCGGGCTGCGCGCCGTACGTCAGCACGTTCACGCGCTCCGACGCCGAGCGTGCGGGCCTGTGGAACAGCGCAACGTGGCGCAAGTATCCGCGCGCGATGCTGCGTGCTCGCGCGATTACTGCGGGCGCTCGTGCCTACGCCGCCGACGCGTTTAGCGGCAGCGTCTACACGCGCGAAGAGCTGTCCTCGACGCAGCCCGACGAGGAGCCGCGCGTCGAGCACGTCGCCGTTGTGGAGGGCGTGCCTACCGCGCCGCCGACGCTCGAGGACGGCGCTGAGCGCATCGTCGCGGCACTCGACGTGGCGAGCACGGACGTCGAGCTCGCGCAGCTGCGGGCCGAGCTTGTCGCGCCTGCGTGGCCGTCGCTGAGCGCGGCGGGGCGCGAGCGCGTGAGCGCGGCGGGCAAGGCTGCGAAGGCGCGCATCGATGAGACGAAGGGCGCGATCATCGCGCGGATGCAGAAGGACCGCGAGAGCGGCGAGGAGAGCACATGAGCAGCGACCTGAATACGATTTCCGTGACCGGCCGGTGTACGCGTGACGCGGAGGTGCGTGACACGAAGAACGGTGACCGCGTGTGCAACGTCGCGATCGCCGTCAACGGCTTCAAGAAGGACGAGCCGCCCGTCTACTTTGACCTCGTGATCTGGGGCAAAAAGTCGGGCGTTGCGCCCTACTTGAAGAAGGGCACGCCGGTCGGCGTCACGGGCCGTTTCAGCTTGCGCCAGTTTGAGAAGCGCGACGGCACGCGCGGCGCTGCGCCTGAGATCACCGTCACCGAAATCGCGCTCGTCGGTGGCAAGCGCGAGACGAACGACGGCCCCATCGTGGAGCGTCGCGGCAAGCCTGCGGCGGGTGGCTGGGACAGCGGCGGCGACGATGACCTTCCGTTCTGACGACGCCGAGCAGCTCGCGCTGGCGCAGCAGCACAACGCTGCGCTGGCGCGAACGCTGTACGCGGCAACCGTCGAGCGCGACGCATTGCGTGCGGAGGTCGGACGGCTGACCGCGCAGCTCAAGAGCATCACCGCCGAGAACCATTCCCGCGCTCAACGCGAGGCGCGTTCTCTTGAGGAATGGGTGAATCTCCGCGCGGAGCTTGAGGCCGCACGCGCTGCGCTGGGAGCGGCGTGGTGCGGCGGCATGCTCGCGGAGGGCATCGCGCGGAAGTGCGCGTGGTTGGAAGCGCTGGCGAATGAGGAGACACGATGAGCGACGACGACGTCACCGAGATTACCTGCGACGGCTGTACCGGAGCGAGCGACTGGTACTGCGTCCAGTGCTGGAACGGCATCGTGCGCGAGTTGCACGACGCGGATATTGAGCGCCATGCATTGCGGTCCGAAGTCGAGGACGCACGCGTTGCACTGGGTAATGCGTGGCAAAACGACGAACTCGCAAAGGGCATCGTGCGAAAGTGCGCGTGGTCGAAAGAAGACTCTGAGATCCAGCGCGAAGCCGCGAAGTGGCGTGAGAAGCGCGCGGTGATGCAGCTCGAGGAGGTGCGCGCTACCGTGGAGCGCTTCCGCGAAGCCCAGAAGGCCACCGCTGAAGGCTGGCGGCACGAGGTCGCGGAGATTGCGGGCCTCGTCGGTGCGCCGTCGCATACCCACGAACTCGCGCACTTTGTGCAGAACGTCGTCAACGATCGCGACGCCGCACGCCAGCGCGTCGCAGAGCTCGAGCGGCTGCTCGCGTTGAGGGCGAAGTCGTGAGCGCCGACGACATTCACTCGTGCGGCCCGACGTGCAGCCGCGAGGCGTGTGTGAAAGCGCGACGTGACGCTCACCGATACTTTGCCATGCACGGCAGCCGCGATGCCGTGCTCGCGGTGCTGGGAGCCGTCAAGCGTGGCGAGCGTACCGTCGAGGACGCGGCGCAAGTATTCTGGGCCATCATCGATGCGCGCGTCGGCACGGTGACGACCGACTTCGCGAACATCGCACGCGCGATGCGCGACGGCCGCTCGACCATCCACTGGCGCGCGGACGAGACGGCGGCGACGGCACTGATTCGCGAGCGCGATCAGCTGGCGGCGAAGGTCGAGGAGTTGCACAAGCAATCGCGCTACGGATGGGAGCGTGCCGCAGAAAAAGACCGCGCGTATGGCGAAGTGCTGCGCGAGTGCGACGCATTAAGGGCGGCTCTGAAAAAGATGCTGCTGTCCAGAGACGCCGCATGGACAGGCGGGCACGACTGGCAGGAAGCGATTGACAATGCAGTAAGTGCGCTGGGAATCGATGGAGGCTACTACGATGGGAGATTTTGATTCAACGAAGTTGCGCACTACGGGTGCGATCGCTGAGGCGTTACTGCTTCGCGCGCTCGCACTTGACCCTGAGTCCGCATCCCTTGGAGCGACGCACGCGGAGATTGCGATGCTCGCGGCATTCGTCCTCGCGTATGTCGAGTGCGCGCCGTGTCCTTGCTGTGGTGCGCAGCCCTTTGTGAACATCGACTGCGACGTGTGCTTGGTCTGCGCGAAACTGCTGTCGGGAGAGTTGCCGTGAGAGCCGGCCGCGTAATCGGCTGCTCACGGTGCGCGAAACCATGCGCGCTCGTGGGCGACGAGATCCCCGACGACCTGACGGCTGCCGCAATCATGCTGTGCCCTTGGTGTCTCGCGGCGTTACGGCCTGCTGCGTTCTCAGCGTGGGCGTTTGAGCAGGCAAGGCAAATGGTTGATGTGAAGCGTCTAGAAGATGCGCTGACACTTGAAACGCGCGTGTCGCTCGACTTTCAGAAACAGCGCGATGACGCATTGTCTAATCTCGACACTCTCCGCGTCGAGTTGCTAGAGGTGCAGCACGAAATCGGAGAAGCGTGGTTTGCCGGAGGCGTCGACACGCCCGCCGCGCTGCGCCGCAAGACGGCTGCGCTGGAGCGGCTCGGCACGCAGCCGATGCGCTGCACGCGCGGCTGCGTGAGGTGGGGCAATGATGCCCGCTGACGTGCAGTGGTACGCGTCCGGGGGCGGCATCGCGCGCTGCGGGCCGTTCCCGTCGCAGATTGCGGCGCACCTCGCGATGCGACTCTCCGAGAGCGCGCAGCGCAAGCAGCGTGACACGTACGGCACCGAGAGTCCGTATCCGCACGATCTCGTCGTGTGGCCGGAGGCGGCGCAATGACGCCCGCTGACGTACGCCGCGTCGCCATCGGCGTGCTCGCCGTCGCGCTGCGCGAGCAGAAGGCCCGCGTTGCTGCGCTGCGCGCCGAGCACGGCCGCACGTCGCGGCAAGCTAAGCAGGCCGTGCTGCGGCTCGATGAGATGCGCGAGGCGTACGAAGCGCTGAGCGGCGAGCAGTCTAGCGAGCGCACGGCGCGGATGCTGCTCGGTGAGCTCGTGCGCGCGATCGATAGCGGCGAGGACACGGCGAGCACGCTGTGGATTGCGCGCGACTACCTTGGAAGGGAGCAGCCTGATGTGGCTACCTGAGTTGACCAGCGGAATGACCGAGCGTGATGTGCGTGAAGAATACTATCGCGTAGTAAATAGCGCGCGATATCTTGAGCGCTGGGTCCAAAAGTTGGAGAGTGAAAATCTCAAACTCAGCCACGAACGATCTAAGCTTGAAGAGTTGCTCAATCGTTGGAAACGATTGCGCTACAGCTCACGTCGGCTGGATTACGTAGCGCTGGAAATGAGATACGAAGATCTTGAAAGAATAAATAGAACTCTCGAAGCGGAGGTCAGCAAGTTGCGCGCTCGTCTTGCCGACCGACCGCGACGTCTTGCAGAGAAGCCCGGTCCGAAAGGTCCGCGCGGCGAGGGCACGGTTTATTTCTTCGGCCTGCGCGACTTCCTCAAAGTCGGCTTCACGACGCGCGACGTGAATGACCGCATCCGCGACTTGTCCACGGGCACGCCAGAACCGATCACGCTCATCGCCGCCATCGAAGGCACGCACGAGACAGAGCGCGCGTGGCAGCGGCGGTTCAAGCCGTGGCACCACGAGCGCGAGTGGTTTCAGCGTGCGCCATGCGAGACCATTCTGGCCGCAGAACTCAAGGAGGCATCCAGTGACCGAACGTGACCAGATTGCCGAACTCATCCAGCAGCTGGGCCTCGTGCGCGCAGAGTTGCGCCGCTGCGAAGTGCAGCGCGACGACACGGCGACGACGCTGCGACGCGTGCAGGCCGAGCTGCGGCAAGCGCTTGACGGGCGCGAGCGGGAGTACCACCGCGCCGAGGAAGCGCTCGAGCAGGCCGCAGCGCTGCGCGACCAGCTGGCGAAGCTCTCGCCCTGACGGAAAACGAAATGCCCCGCATCCCCAGCCCGAAGGCCAAGGATGCGGGGCGTTACGGGCGCGGCGAGGAGGCTACCGACGCCGAGGGTAGGTCATAGCGCGGCGATGGTGATCAACATCGACCCCGCGAGCGTGCGCGCTGGCGATGCGTCGGTGACGATGACGACGCTCGCGAGCCACGACTCACCGACGCGACCGCCGCTGAGCCAGACCGTCGCCGTCGAGCCGCTGTTGCTAGGCGCGCGTGCCCCGGTGCCGATCGCGAGGTCACTGCCGGTAGCTGCGCCCTCAGTGGTGCGCGTGACCGTCCACGTCGAGGACGCGATGGCCTCGCCGCTGGCAAGGTCGAACGCGAGCGAGTAATCGAGTACGTCGTCAGCAAACTTCGTCGTCATGCGGCCCTCGTCGTGATGCGGCTGGGCCGCGCGTTGGTGGCGATGCGAGTGGGTGCGGGCACGTCTGCTGCGCGAGGCTGCGCGGGCACCTCGTCGGCGCGGACCTCGATGATGGCGTCCATGATGCGCGGCGGCGACGGTACGCGGCGCGTGCGCTCAACCGAGGGCACGTATACGACGTTCGTCGCGTAGAGCTCGAGCGCGCCCAGCGTCGCCGTCAGCGTGCCGCGCGTCGTGACCGTCAGCGTGCCGACCGCAGTGAGCGCGTTGAGCACTACGTCGAGCGTGCCGATCGGGTCGACGCGTGCCGTAGACGCTACCGTCAGCTCGCCAAGCGTGACGCTGGCCGTTGCCGCCACGAGGACGCCGCCTGCTGCGCTCGCAGTCGCGGCCCCGAGCGTCGCAGCGGTCGCGCCGTCCACGCGGACTGTAGAGGCGCTGGCGAGCGTGGCTGCGCCGAGCGTCGCGGTCAGCGTCCCGGTAATGGCAGTTGCGCCGACCGTGCCCGCGCTACTGACCGTCGCGTCACCGAGCGTCGCGGACAGCGCGCCTGCGACGACGACGCCGCCCGTGCTGCTCAAGGTCGCCGCGCCGAGCGTCGTGGAGCTCGTTCCCGCGACGAGCACGGTGCCCGCGGACGTCGTCGTCGCAGCGCCCAGCGTCGCGTTTAGCGCGCCCGACACGCGGACGGTGCCCGCGCTGGACGACGTCAGCGCGCCCAGCGTAGGCGTCGCTGCGCCCGCTACGCGCACCGTCCCGGCGCTCGACAGCGTCGCCGCTCCGAGCGTTGTGCTCAGCGAGCCCGCGACGAGGACGGCACCGGCGCTGCTGGCGGTCAGCGCACCGAGCGTCACCGACAGGTCGCCCGTCGCGGTCGAGCCGACGGTGCCCGCGCTCGAGACGGTCGCCGCGCCCAGCGTCGCGGTCAGGTCGCCATCAATCGCGACCGTCCCGGCCGACGACGACGTCAGCGCGCTGAGCGTGATGCTTGCGTCGCCATCGACACGGACGGTGCCGTCGGCGCTCGACGTGAGCGCGCCAAGCGTCGTCGTCAGCGTGCCGGTGATTCCGGGTGCAGCGTCCCCGAGGCCGAAGACCTCGATGCTACCAAGGAGGCCGACGAGGCTGCGGTCGAGTGACGTCGCCATCGTCTACCTCCGCTCAGCCGTTGACGACTTGGAAGTCCACGTCGGGCAAACCCGACGACGTGCTGTCGGCCGCGACCATCACGTAAAACGCGGAGTCCTCATAGACCTGCAACAGCGCGCCGACGTCAATCACTGACTGACGATCGAGGCCGTTGGCGATAGGCACGCGGCCCTCCGCGAGACGCCGCAGCACCATCACGTTGAAGGTACCGACAGTCGCCGTGCTGCCCTGCACGTTGGTGATGAGTTGTACGCCGGAGTCGCCGCTTTGCAGCGGCAGCTGCCAGCAGCGGCCGACCGTCTGTGCAGCACCGATGCCGACAGCGCCAGTCGTGCGAGAGCCGGTGCCGCCTTGGTTGGTGTAGGTGACGTTGACGGCTTGGTTGCCTGTCGCCGCCGTTACTTGCTCACACCAAATCTCGAGGCCCGCGTAGTTGGTACCGGGCACTCGGCCGGAAAACGAGGGTTGTGCCGTGAGCGCGGTGTTCGCGTTGAACGCATACGCGCCCGAAAGGAACAAGCGGTCGAACACCGCGATACGGCACGCGACGGTGCTGCCGAATGAAACGCGCCCAAGATATCCCGACGCGCCGCCGCCAAATGCGTTGATGAGCGGGTAACCCGCAGTCGCGTCAGTCGGCACGACACCGGCCGCCGTCGACGTGCCCGCAAGCACGCCCGCGCCGGGCTGGCCTGCAAGGTCGATGAGCGAAAACCAGCCGTTGGCGACCGTCGTACGCGTGGCCGTCTTGTTCCAGCGCACGCGCTGTTTGGTTGCGCCGATGAGGCCGTCAAGAGTCGTGATCGCCATGCGCTACTCCTCGCTCGCGGGGATGGGGTCGTCTTCGCTCTCGCTGGGCCAGCCGATGCCCGAGTTGTCGTGGCCGCGCCCCTCGCAGAGCGCGCACTGCGTCTCGGCTGGATGCTGGCCCGTGCCGTGGCAGTCGGCGCAGCGCATCAGGAGTTTGCGTCGGTGAGCGTAAAGGTCGTGATGCTCACGGCCTGACCGCTGGCGATGCTGGTGTTGTCAAGCGTCATGTCGCCGCCGCCGCCCGTCGCGGTCACGGTGCCTTGAATACCGCAAGTTGTGCCGTCGCTGGCGTAGACGCGGAAGTGCGCGGCGGTGCCGGTATTGTCGGCAGTCAAGTCCTCCCACGTGCCAGACTTCGACTTGCTGCCAGACGACGCCGCAGCCATCCAGTCCGTGGGCAGATTCAGCGTCGCGAGCACGGTGCCGCTGTCAGCGGTCGCGCAGTTGGCGGGCGCAGCGCCCGTGCGGATTTTGAGCACGGCGCTCGTGCCGATGCTGGTTTCGATAGCGTCAAGGCGCGCGTTGCGAACTGCGACCGAAAGTTGAACCGCCATGATTACCTCCTCAGATTTTCCAGTGCTCGCGCAATGCGCGCATGACCAAACCGCCCGAGTCCACCTTACCAGCGCTCAGGTGCGCGTGCTCAAGGTGCCCCGCGAAAGTGCTCTGCACACCCGGCGTCATGACCTGCGGCTCAGTCCCGGCGCACGCGCGCGGGATGCCATAGTCGGCGCTCAGCTGCTCCGCGAGCGCGAGGATGGACGCGTATTGCGGCGGCAGGAAGTCGAGGCCAGCCACGCCACGATTATGCACGCGACACGCTACCGGAGGCCGCAGGCGCGCGGGCGACGCGGGCTGCGTCCCTTTGCTAACAATCTCGACGCCGATCGTCCATTCGTTGGCGAGGCCAGCATGGTACGTGACCGTCGCGACGGGGTCCGCGCACTGCACGACGCGGCCGTCAGGGTCGATGACGTAGTGCACCGAGAGCTTGCGGTTACGCAGCGTCGTGCAGACGGCCTCCGCAGGACGCTCGCCCGCGGTCCAGTGCCAGACCACCGCGCGCGGCGGGCGCTTGCGCTTGCGGCACCCCTCGCCGGGAGGCTCCCACCAGCAGCGCGGTGTCAGCGTGCGCCCATCAATCGGATCGAACGTCGTCATCGTCTCGCCCTCTCATCCAGCCAGCCCACCACGTCCATCGCGCGCGACCACACGCGAGACGCGCAGCCGTCGTGCCCGAGTGTGTATAGCGCGCCGCGCAGCATCAGCGCGTGCTCGAGGACCAGCGTGCTCGCCAGCCGTGCGAGACGCTGCCTCACGACGCCGTCCAGAAGCGGCGCGCGGCGTCCTCGAGCTCGCGCATCAGCTCCTGCTCGCGAGCGCGCGGCACCTCGGCCTGACGTGCCCGCACGAGCACCAGAGCAGCCCACAGGAGCGCGTTACGCGCCTCGTCCAGCGTAGGACGCGGGTCACTCATCAGCAGGGCCAAAACGGGCTGCTATGCGCGCGGCTGCGGCTGCGTCCTGCTCAGCGATGGCGTCCTCGAGGTCAACCACGCGCCGGATAGCCTCGACGATCTGCGCGCGCGTCTTGCCCGTCTGCGACAAACGAGCCGCGACACCGAGGCCCGCATGGAGGATGGCGGCGACGTCGCGCGGCGTGCCCGTCGGCAGCGCAAACGTCGCGGATTGCGAAATGCTAGACAGCGCGGCGAGAATCTCACTCAGCGACATCGGAGCCTCCTGCGAGCACAGCCACGGACAACAGCATCGCTGGCGGCGCGGGTACGTCGAGCGCCAGCGCACGGCCTGTCTCGGCCCACGCTTGCCACGCCACGACGACGCGCGCGGCGATGCGTGCCCAGCGCGCTGGGTCGTCCACGTCGCCAGCGGCCGCGAGGACGAGGACGTCGACATATGCGTCGTGCGCGAGGCGCAGCGCGTCGTAGGCCAGCAGCGCGGGCGCGTAGCGGTCCTGCGCGACGACGACGCCATGCTCCGCGACCTCGCGCGTTGGTGCGCTGTCAATCGCGTCGTGAATGGCGCGCTCACGCTCCTCGAGCAGCTCCACGCCCGCGGCCGTGATGGCCTCGCCAGTCGCGTCCGCGACGCCAGCGTGGACGGCAAGCGCTGACGGCCCGCAGCCGCCTGACAGGCACGCAGCCAGCGTCAAACCCGCCATCGCGAGCAGCCATGCGAACCCGGCGACGATGCCCGCGCGTCGCTGGAACTCAGCGCTCCGCAGCATCGCGGTCATGTCGCATCCTCGCTCGGCGGCTTGCGCCACGATTGGAGCGTCGCAGCGATGGCGAC